ATGAAGTGGTTTTAATGACTAGTGCCCAAGTGGGCAAAACTGAAATCATAAACAACATTGTTGGTTACTTTGTTCACCATGACCCAAGTCCAATGCTAATAGTACAGCCAACAATAGACATGGCTGAGGCTTATTCTAAAGATAGACTTTCAGCTATGATCAGAGACACACCGGCACTTAGAAGAATCATAGGTGACGGTAAAACTAGAAGCAGTACAAACACTTTAAGGCATAAATCATTTCCCGGTGGGCATATAACTTTAGCCGGTTCGAATTCACCGGCGTCACTTGCATCACGTCCAGTTAGATTAGTCCTATTTGATGAGGTTGACCGTTTCCCATTTTCAGCCGGTACTGAGGGGGATCCGGTATCACTTGGTAAAAAACGAACCACTACTTTTTTTAATAGAATATCAGTGCTTGTTTCTACTCCTACTCGTAAAGGCTCAAGTCGAATAGAATTAGCTTATGAACAATCTGACAAAAGACTTTATAAAGTACCATGTCCTCACTGTGATCACTTTCAATTTTTAGATTTCAAAAACTTAAGATTTCCTGAAAACAACCCTAATGAAGCTGAATATCAATGCGAAAACTGTGATTCACTAATAAGCCATGTTGAGAAAAAAGACATGTTAAAGCTAGGACATTGGGAATCAACAAATAATGAAGTGACTAACAGGGCCGGTTTTCACATTAATGAACTCTATTCACCTTGGAAATCATGGGGTGAGGTGGCTCAAGACTATTTAGAGGCTAAAAAGAGTGAAGAAACCTTAAAGACCTTTTGGAATACTTCACTGGGCTTACCTTATGAGGCTAAAAACGATGCTCCTGAATGGGAGTTGTTATTTAACCGTGACGATGGATATAAGAGAAACACGATTCCTAAAGATGTCCTATTTCTTACATGTGGAATTGATATTCAAGGCGATAGGATAGAGCTTGAAATAGTGGGGTGGGGTAAAAATAAACAGTCATGGTCAATCGACTATCGAGTGATTTATGGGGACACTTCTCAGGCTCAAACGTTTCGAAAGCTTGATGAGATTATGTCCGAAACATGGGAAATCGAAAACGGCAATAGAATTCCAATTCTTAGAACTGCTATTGACTCAGGATATCAAACTCAAAACGTCTATGACTGGGCTAGGCAATATCCACAGTCAAAAGTGATAGCCATTAAGGGGCAAGAATCTTTAAACCAAATATTTAAAATGCCTAGTGATCTATCAAAGAGAAGAAAAAAGACTAAAGGCAATTGGGTGAGAATTTGGCACCTAGGCACTAACTTAATTAAGCGTGAACTGTTTGCATGGTTCAAATTAGATAAGCCCACCGATGCTGAAATAATAGACAAGGGTTATCCGTTTGGATTTTGCCAATTCCCTAATGATTATGATGCTTTATATTTTAAAATGCTATGTAGTGAATCTGAGGCTGTTAAAATGGTCAATGGTTATCCAAGGTATTACTTTCAAAAGGTATTTGAGAGAAACGAAGCCCTAGACTGTAGGGTCTATGCAAGGGCAGCGGCTAGTACATTGGGGCTAGATTCAATGTCAGATTCAAAACTTGAAAAACTCAAAAACGTATCAACTGAAACCTCAAAACAAGAACCGAAAAAACAAAAAAGGCCAAAAATTAAGCGCATTAAAAGTTCGATGTTTGAATAGACGTTGATATAAAGTTTTATTCAAAGCCCTAAAAGCCTGTCATCTTTAACACATGGCTTATACCAGTTCAGATTTAATAGCAATTGAAGAAGCATTAGCAAGTGGTGTACTTGAAGTTCAATACACAGATAAACGCGTTAAATATCGATCACTAAGAGACCTTATAGCACTTAGGGAATTGATCAAAAGAGAACTAGGCATAAAGCAAAACAAAATTAAAAAGAAAACTGCAGTGACTTCAAAAGGGCTTTAGGTTTTGAATTTTTTAGATAGGTTTATTTCTTTATTTTCACCTACATTGGCTGTCAAACGTCAAGCGGCTAGGGTTCAGCTTAAAATGCTTTCAGGTGGACAAAGGTCCTATGAGGGTGCAAGTAAATCGAACCGCTTAAAACTATGGACAGCATCAGATAGTTCAGTAAACACTGAGGTTAAAGGTGGGGCTGAAGAATTAAGAAAAAGAGCTAGGGAATTAAGAAGAAACAACCCTTATGCATTTCGTGCCATTCAAGTCATTGTCTCAAATACTGTAGGCACCGGAATTAAGCCCACTATAAAGGGTAACAACAAAAGACTGATTAAACAGGCTCAAATGAAGTGGCAAGAGTGGGCTGAGAGTTCTAAATTATGTGACTACGATGCTCAAAAAAACGTCTATGGTCTACAATCTTTAATAATGGAATCTGTAGTTGAGTCAGGTGAATGCTTTGTAATTCGAAGAAAACTAAACAGAGTCGAAAAGGGTGTTCCATTAAAAATACAAGTTTTAGAGCCCGACTATTTAGCATTTGATTTAAACGAAGACTTAAAAAATAACTCTAAAATACGTCAAGGCATTGAATACAATGGTAATGGAGAACGTGTAGCCTATCACTTCTATGCAAAACATCCGGGTGATTACGAATATAATAAAAATGAAAAGCGCCGTGTTAGGGCTGACAATGTCCTACATGTATTTAAGCAACAAAGACCCGGTCAACAACGTGGAGTTAGCTTTTTACATCCTGTAATGGTAAGGCTCAAAGAGCTAGACATATTTCAGGACGCCTCCGTTAAAAAACAACAAATTTCAGCTTGTTTCTCAGCATTCATTACAAGTCAAAGTGGCATGGAATTAGAAACCACTGAGACACCTAAGTCTGAGTGGAATTTACTTGAAAAACTAGATGCCGGCACCATTTCTGAACTACCACCTGATGTCGATATCAAATTTGCAAGCCCCCCCAGCGTTGACTTTTATTCAGACTTTATAAAGCAAGAGTTATTCGCTATTGCTGCAGGTCTAGGTATTACTTATGAAGCATTAACCCAAGACTATGGCAATGTGAACTTTTCAAGTGGCCGAATGGGTTTTTTGGAATTCCAAAGAAACATTAAAAATTGGCAAAACGAAATTCTAATAACTAATTTTATGATTCCTTTATTTGATTGGTTTTTAGATGCATTACAATTTGCCACTTCAAACGACATCAATGCCTATAACCTTTCAGCAACATGGACGGTACCTGCTAGGGAAATGATAGACCCTGCAAAAGAAATTAACGCTAATAAAGAAGCTGTTAAAGCCGGTTTTAAAACCATTTCTGAGGTCTTAAGACAATTAGGTTACAACCCAAGTGATGTTTTTGAAGAGAGAAAAGAAGAATTAGAAATTTTAAAAGGTTTAGGGGTCAATACTGATACTGACCCAAGTAATGATCAAAAAGGTGGGGTAAATGAAAGTCAGGAAACTGAACAAACAGATACCGAAATTAACGGATAGATTTAAGTTTATCAGTGAAACTTTAAATGAAGAAAATAGAACCGTTGAAATGGTTTTTACCACTTCGACGCCTGTTCGCATGCTAGGTTTTACTGAGGTAGGCTTAGAAATGTTTAATGAAGTGCTATCAATGGAAAAGGGTCACGCTAAACTTGATCGAATGAATAAAGGCGCACCACTACTTGATTCACATGATCTCTATTCAGGTTTAACTGCTCAAATTGGAGTCGTTGAAAAAGCATGGGTTGAGGGTGAAGAATTAAGGGGCATAATTCGATTTTCAAAAAAAGATAAAGCTGAGGAAATATTTAAAGACGTTAAAGACGGTATTGTTAGAAATGGCTCTATTGGTTATCGAGTCGAAAAATATGAAGACATTACAAAAGACGGTGAACGGACTAGAACTCTTAAAGCCGTTGACTGGGAGCCTGTAGAGATGTCACTGGTAACGGTACCTGCAGATTCTAACGCTCAAGTAAAGAGTTTAAAAGAAGACTTAAATAAATGTGAAATAACTATTTCAGAGAGGGAAAACATGCCAGATATAAAAGAAACAAAAACAAGTGTTACTGATGCCGATAAAATTCGAAAAGAAGAAAGGCAAAAAGCAGCAAAACTCATTAGAGCCACACGTCAAGCTGGTCTAGACGATTCATTCGCTGAGGATCTAATTGACAAGGGTTATTCTTATGAGCGGTGCCTTGAAATGATTCAAGAGAAGTGGGCTGAAAAGGATAAAGACCCAAGTCCTGAACAAACTAAGACTGATGTTGAAATTACAGTGGATGAGCGTGACACCGTTAGAGAGGGTATCACTGAGGCCGTATTACACAGAGCTGCACCTGCAGAGTACGAAATCACCGACAAATCAAGACAATTCGCTCACCGTTCAGCTTTAGAAATAGCAAGAGAAGTTGTAGAGAGAAACGGCACTAGAACAAATGGAATGAGTGTTAACGAAATATGTAAACGTGCATTTCATGCTACTAGTGATTTTCCTGCAATTCTTGAAAACGTTGCCTCTAAAAGACTACAAAAGGCTTATGAATCTGTACCTCAAGTGTTTAAAGAGTTCGCAAGTGAAGCTACACTTAGAGACTTTAAACAAACAAGCATTGCCCACTTGGATGAGGCACCGGCATTAGAGCTACTCGGTGAGGGTGCAGAGATTAAGTATGGTACAGTCGGTGACTCAAAAGAAGTCTATCAACTTGCTACTTATGCAAAAGCTCTCTCAGTTACACGTCAAACTATAATTAACGATGATTTGAATGCATTTGCAAAAACTGCAGCCGCTTTCGGACGTGCAGCCGCTCATCTTGAAAATGAAGTGGCCATGAAAAACAACTTGCTTGATAACCCAACAATGGGTGACGGTGTGGCACTTTACCACCAAGCAAGTCACGCTAATTTAGTATCAAGTGGTACTGCTTTAGCTGAGGGAACGCTTTCAACATTAAAAGCAAAACTTAGAAAACAAACTGATTCAGCCGGTAGAAAATTAAACCTTTCACCTAAATACTTGCTAGTTGGTCCTGATCAAGAAGACACCGCAAAAAAACTAGTGGCCGCTCAAAGTGTTCAAGGTGGTTTCAACGTTCACGGTGGCATGTTTCAAGTATTAGTTGAAGCATTGATCACAGATCAACAATACCATGTCATCGCTGACCCGAATCAGATTGAAAACCTTGAATATGCTTACCTTGAGGGCGCGCGTGGTGTTCAAGTTGAGACTGAACAGACTTTTGATGTACTAGGTGTGAAAATTAGAGCCTACTTAGATTTCGCTGCAAAAGCCGTGAACTACAGAGCTTTTCAAAAGAATGCAGGTGCTTAATTAATTTATTTTAACTGAAAGGAAATTTTAAAATGAAAAACTACATTCAACCCGGTCAAATACTATCTTTAACGGCCCCTGCCGGTGGGGTTTCTAGTGATGACGGCGTACAATTAGGTCAAATCTTTGGAGTTGCTGTAAAAGATGCAGCTGCAGGTGAACCAATGGAATTAGCCGTTGAGGGAGTGTTTGAACTACCTTGTAAAACAACTGATGACGTTAGTGTAGGTGACTTACTTTACTGGGATGATTCAGAAAGTGAACTCACTACTACTGCAACTGCAAACCTTTTAGTAGGTGCTGCTGTAGATGCCAGTGGCACTTCAGACAGTGATGTCAAAGTTGTTTTAAGTGTTGGACCTAGAGCTAACGAATCAGAATAATGAGCGTTTTTGAGACTGGTTTAAATACTATCATTAGATCAATCGGTGAAACCGTTACCTACTTAGGTGACGGTTCACTTAATGACTCTTTAAAAGCCGTGTTCAGTAATGAGCATGTAATGATAGACCCTGAAACCAATCAAAAGATTACTAATAATCAGCCTCATCTATTAGTCTGTTTAAGTGATTTACCCGAAACGCCACAGTTAGGTTCACTTTTTACAGTAAGAGCCCAAAACTACAGCGTTGGATATCTTGAACAAGACGGTGAGGGTGGGGCAAGAGTTTATTTGAGAGAAGTGCTTTCATGAGTCATAAAAGAAAACTCATAAGAGAAAAAATCATAGAAACCCTAAAGGCTAATACTGATGTTACTAATTTAGTGAACGTCAACAAAATATTTGAAAGCCGTTATGAGCCTATCGGGAGTCAATCTGATTTACCGTGTATCTGTGTTTACACTCAAAAAGAAAACTCTGAATCATTCAATGACAGTGATCGAATTCAGCACAGAAACCTTGAACTAGCCGTTGAGGTAGTAGTTGAGGGAAACATGAATATTGATGATTCAATAGATGCTATTTGTTTAGAAATTGAAAAGGACTTGCTAAGTCGTGAAAACGAGAGAAACGAAGTATGGCAAGCCATTGACTATTCTGAAACTGAGGTTGTTTTTGGTGAGGCCGGTAGAGCACCTATAGGGGCGGCTAGAATGATTTTTAATATTAATTATGAAACTAACTATTAACTTATAAGGGGGGCGACAATGCGCTCAATTTTTGGAATCCACTCAATGACACCGTACAACCGTACCACTAAAAAGCCCTATGGTATTTTAAAGGTTCTAGGTGGGGCTAACCTTGAAATGTCAGGGGAAACTGAAGACCTTTTTGGGGGCTCAAGTAAGTATGCTTACGCGTCAGAAAACACTCAAATAAGCGCATCAATGACCGCAAACGTAAAGAGTTACCCCAACTTTTTAATGGAGTTATTTCTAGGTGGTACAGTGTCTAGCATTTCAGCTAGTGCTAGTGGGGAGATTAGAAACGAGGCTAATGCTAAAGGTACAAGCGTCCTAGATGAATCTACAGGTATTGATGGGATCACTATTACATCAAGTGACAATGATGACCTTAAATTTGGTCGTTATGTCATTGAAGCTAAAACTTCTACAACTGTAACGGTTTATCACTTAACTGACATTGATTTTAACAGGGGCACAAAAGGTGTTTATTCTGATGCAGACCTTTTAGTAATTGCTGATGATGTTACAATCACTGCTAGTTCAGCAAGTGCAATCGCTGACTGGGGCTTAGACATCAATGGCGGTTAAGTGATAAACCGTTACAGTTGTAGAAGTTTT